GGTTGTACATGTATGTATATGGTTGTGGTAGGACTTTATTTCCTCCTGATAGAGCTGAGTGGAATTGCATACTAGCAAGTACTCTTGCTGCTTCCAGATATGTTGTTCTATCAGCCCGTTGCATTCGGAATAATATCAATTGAGTTTGTCCTGTATAATATGATGTTGACAATGCCCAAAATGGCCTTGGAATTGCTATTCTAACATCTACCGAACTCGGACTTCCAGATGACCTCCTATGAGCTCCTCTAACAATTCCTGGTGGTATTGCTGGGATAGATATCTTGAATACTCTACCGATGCATGTTAGCAGTTCATTGGAATTGGGACTTGTTGATAAGAAGCGAGAACATGCAGACACGAATTTCCGAGTTGATGATATTGTTATATCTCCCGTTGCTTCAGAAAACCAACTTATTTGAGTATTGTCAGAGGGGAACTTAATGTTCGGTTCAACATATTCTAGATCACTGTAGTACCCTTTGTGATTTGGAGTAAAATTCACCTTAATACAACAGTGCTGAGAATCCTTTGTCTCAGCTAAACAAATCCTAGGAGATGGCTTCAGTGGTGTACAATTATACTTACCTAATAGTTTCTCCATTCCATCTGATATCATTTGAAGCGGGTTCCCTGGGTTTGGATTAGAATATCTAATGCAATCTATCCAATCTTTAGCAGCTTCCTTACATAATCGGGTATCCTTTGCTTGTAATTCCTTAAGGTCTTTCCTCCTAATCAATTTGATCGCTCCAAGTCCTCTCACAAGAGCTACTGATCTTGAATAAGCAGCCCACTGTGGTGTAGACATAAGTATGTCTTGTATTGCTCTAGGTACAATCTTATCAGTGTTCTCCATTATTTCATCTAACATCTTCATGACTTGAGGAGTCATAGGATTTCTGGCAATTGAAGAGTGTGATCCTGTGTTGGATTTCACAATTTCTATAGCTTCATTTATCACTCCCATACCTGACGTATCACTGTGGATAGTCTTGAGCCTAACTCCAGTAATCAGAGATTGAATTGCTTTAGTACCCGAGACTGAATTCATCTTAATATATGATGCTATCCTCCTACAAAGATCATTATCAAACTTCCCTATTAGAGCTATATCTGCGATAAATTCCGATGTACTTTCTATAGTGGAGTTAAGAGATAATTCTAGTTCAGAGGATATCCTGAATCCACCACACGAAGAAGGAATTATCAATAATGCCTCTGTTAGTCTACTATCTTCTAAGCCAGTCAGCCACTCTATTATATCAGATGAGTATATTCTAAGTAACATATATATTACTTCAGGTAGTGCACCCGCGTTGATTGCAGCACGACATTGGCCCTCTATTGCATTCAGTTTCATCCTTATTGGTGATAAACCCCTAGTTTCATCAACTTTCCCTATCCCAGAAACCTCTTTAAAGTACATTGGAATCAAGTGTGAATTATGACATATATCACCTAAGTATTCCCACACATTTGAACTAACCAGGGTCTTACCCAAGTGGAATGTTAATCCAAATCTAGAATAAATGTCTTGTATCTTAAGGACTTTGCTTCTAACAAATTCTGGTGGAGAATTTGGTTGAACATAAAATAACAGTAGACCATCATCAGAAAATGCCAGTAACTCTCCAGCAAGACCAGTGGATTCTAGTGAAATCTCCATTATCGCTGCGTGGATTGATGACCATACGAAATTCAGGAATCCCTCGAATCCACCTCTCACACCAGAAAGATAGTTGAAATATCCCCTTGTATTGTGTATAACAACTGATGCTCTAAAGAATAGGTCAATCCTCTTTAGCCAATCTTCACCCGTTATTTCAGCCAGGATTGCCCCAAACTCTCTTACTAGAACCATTGGGAAACGTTTTGAGAACTCAGACATATCAAAGGAAACAAATATTGATTTCTTATCTTCTGTATCACCCGTCATTGCGTGTGAAAATGATTCAAGATCCCTTCGTCTTGCTGAATATGATTTAACAATCGACACACCGGGTTGTCTCCTAGATATCTGTTTGCTGAGTCTCTCAGTTGTTTGAGTCAATACCTTAAGATCTTGCTCAGCCATATAGAATATCCTAGTGACTTTCTTGTGATACTCACCCAGCTTGGGTTCTGTTCCAACTAAATATCTAACTCTTGGATCATTATTGATAAAGTCAGCGAGATCCTTACTAGGAATTTCATCAATACCAATGCCAGGATATTTTGCCTCAAATTCTTCATGAAATTGTATAATTGTTTCGAATCTATTTATTGCTTTATCTATATCAAATTTGGCTTCTCCCTTCAGAGTTGAAGCTATATCATTCACTGTCCTTGCTCCATTGATCATTGGTGGAATAGCATATAGTTCTGGGAACATTGTCCATTCCATACATTTAACTAACTCATCATATTCAAACTCATAATTTGCTTGGGATGATTTATCTGATGGGGCAATCACAATATCTTTCGGTTTGGTTAGCGTTTTGACAGTTTCAAACTGAACACTATTCCAGGCTAAACTTGGGAATCTGTTGAACTGCCCGATTGTCTTCTGTGTTGCCATAGATCTACTAGCTAATGAATCTCCAACTGGATCAGTTGCTATCAGTCG